GCATTAAGGGCATTGAGCAGCGCGGTGATTGGCAACCTGGGAAGCCGCCGACTGTGTTTATCCCGATTGAGAAGCTGTTGCTCTTCCGAACGTCCTCGACAAAGAATTCGCCCGAGGCGCGGTCGGTTTTGCGGACGGCCTACCGGCCATATTACTTCAAGAAACGAATCGAAGTCATTGAGGCCATCGGAATCGAGAGAAACCTTGCCGGTTATCCGGTATTGTATGTGCCGGATGACTTGTTTATCGAGAGCGAAGANGCGAAGGCCAAGCTCAAGTATGCCCAGGAAATTGTGAGNCGAATCCGCAAGGACGAGGCAATGGGGGCCGTCTTGCCGCAAAGTTGGAAAGATGCTGGTGGGCTTGTCCTCCTTGCCTCTGAGGGTTCGCAGACGATGGACACGGAGCGGGTGATNCAGCGTTATGACGCCCGTATTGCGATGTCCGTCTTGGCCGACATCATTCTGATGGGCCACGAAAACGCTGGCTCTTATGCGCTGGCCGAAGTCAAGCGTAGCCTGCTCGGACAGGCGATGATGTCTTGGCTGGACATTATCGCCGAAGTTGTGAACCGCTATGCGGTGCCGAGGTTGTTCGCGCTGAATGGTCGTGACCCTGAGCGGGAGAAGTTGCCGCGGGTCATTCACGGCCCTGTCGTCAACGTTGACCCGAAGACGCTGGCGGACATTATCTTCCGCTTGTCTGGCGTCGATGCTCTGCGCACCGACCCGAAGTTGCGGAAGTTCCTGCGCAAGTTCCTTGGCCTGCCTGAAGCGGAGTCTGACGAGCTTGAAGAGACGCAGGCCCTTGCCGAAGCGCGCCAGCGTGACGCGCTTGCGCGTGCGTTGGGTGGTCGTCCGGACAATGAAACGAGACCGCCCGCGCTTTGATGCGTTGCACAAACGGGATGACCGCGTGCTTGAAGACGCGCGGGAGTTTCTAAGCAAGCAAGCNGGTCGNCCGTCGCCNGAGTGGTATGCGANNNTNCTTGACGAGCACGGCGAAGAGATTGCGGCAGTTATCGCATGGTGGCTGTCGCAGGTGCAGGCTCAACTCGCCGTGCTTGAATGGTGGCAATGGACAGATCCGCTACTTTGGATGGAGCTTGAAGCGTCTCTGGCTAGGCGGCTTGCTCCTGTCTTGCGGCGCGCTGTACAGGCGGCGGCGAGGCGGCAGGCTGTTGAGCAGGACGAACCGATTCCTGTTCGCCTAGCCGATGCAGAAGCCGCGTTGTGGGCCGAGCAGGAAGCGCAGAGGCAGGCGGCGCTTATTGCCAGGGAAACACACGTTGCCCTTCTGGAAGCCGCTGAGGCACTTGAGCTGCTTGGGTTAAGTGAAGAGGAACGTCGCCGGGCCATCCTTGAGGGTGGCCTGTTTGCTTTGAATCGGCGTTTTGCTGGTGCGGCGGTGCGTTCGTATGAGCGCGAAGGGCTAGCTGGAGTCATTGAGCATGGCCAGCGCTTGTTGGCGGTTCGTCAAGAGTTGATAGTGACGCAAACTGCCGTGTCAAGTGTCGCAGAGGGGATAATTCTGGCTGCTCTCTTCTGGCAACGGGAGGGGCGGCTGGTAACGAAGATGTGGAGGACGCAGGAGGATGAGAAAGTGTGCCCCATCTGCGGCTCTATGAACGTGCAGGAAGTTCCCNTGCGTTCTTTCTTTGTTGCNAGTGATGGTTCTTATCATGAGCGGCCGCCAGCGCACCCGAATTGCCGGTGNTTTGTGCAAGTCTTTGTGCGGTCTGGCGACGTTTTTGACTTCGTCGCCTAGCTGGAGGTGACGCCTGTTGCCGTATCAACGCAATGCGGACATCCCGAAACCCGTGCGGGACGCTTTGCCAGAAGAGGCGCAGACGATTTGGCGCAAGGCGTTCAACGCTGCCGAGCAGCAGTATGGCGACGAAGGTCGGGCCGCTGCCGTTGCGTGGGCCGCTGTGGAGCGTGCTGGCTGGCGCAAGAACGATGCTGGGCGGTGGGTGAAGGTGGGTAAGGAATTCGGCATTGCCAAGGTTGACGACTCTCGTCACCTTGTTTTTGGCTGGGCGTCCGTTGCNATTCGCAAGGATGGNGANNTTGTGGTTGACTCNCAGCGTGACATCATTGAACCCGAGGAGTTGGAGACGGCGGCTTATGCCTTTAATCTCCAGTTCCGCAAAGCTGGTGAAATGCACGTTGGCGAGGCGAAGGGCGAGTTGATCGAGTCCTTCGTCGTGACGCCGGAGAAGCTGGAGAAGATGGGCTTGCCGAAGGACGCCTTGCCGGTTGGTTGGTGGGTTGGGTTCTACATCCCAGACGANGAGGTGTTTGAGAAGGTCAAAAACGGCACGTATAAGGCCTTCTCGATCCAGGGTCGCGCCATTCGTGAGGAGGTGAGCTAATGGCTAAGGCGACCAAGTTGAAGAACTTGCTTATCGACCGCGTTGACCTTGTGGATAAGGGAGCAAATCCGGAAGCCCGTATCGTGTTGTTCAAACGTGATACCAATGGCGAAAGCACGTCTANCACTCAGCCAGCGTNTNNGGNCGAGGCAAGCGGGTACTGTGTCAATAACGGTGACCACAAGGAGCNCAATCTGCTCAAGTCAGCNTGGGAGTTGATNGCCAAGCATTTGGGTTTCAGCGACGAAAAGAAATCCATTGGGGAGTACGTCGTTGACATTGATGTTCGCCCGAAGATTAACGGCGCGGACATCACAAAGAGTGACGAAGGAGGCGATGTGAAGATGCCGGAGCAGACGGCAAACCTCGATGAACTGTTGAAGGGTGTCGATGAGAAGATTCGTGAGGCTGTGAAGGCGGCTCTCGCGAAGCGGGATGAGGAGCTTGAGGCTCTGCGCAAGCGGGTCGATGAGTTGTCCAAGAAGGACGAGGACAAGTCCGACGACATTAGCAAGGCAGACCTGCCTGAGCCGGTGCGCAAGCGGCTTGAGGATCTGGAGAAGCGGGCTAAGGAGGCTGAGGAAATCGCCAAGGCCGAGCGCGAAGCTCGAATCAAGGCCGAGATTCGCAAGCGCGCCGAGAACTATGCCAACGTCGCAAAGGTGGATGACATTGCGGATGTCATTTACAAGGCGCAGTCTGTGTCTGCCGAGTTCGCGGAGAAACTGGAAACCATCCTTAAGGCGGCGAATGAGCGGATTGAGAAGGGCGCGTTGTTCAAGGAGCTTGGTACTAGTGCTTCTGCTTCGGATGACCCGGTCGCGGAGTTCGCGCAGCTTGTGCAAAAGCGCATGGAGGCCGATAAGATTCCGTACTATGAGGCGGCGCGCAAGGTCGCTGCGGAGCGGCCTGACTTGGCCAAGGCGTGGTATGAGTCTGCGCCTATTGGGTCTCCCTAAGTCGTGAAGTTAGGGGAGCGCCTACGCCCAGTTAAGGGGCATTTTTTATTGCCTGAAAGGGGGAGTTGAAATGAGCCAGCAGAGCAACACGGTCTATAAGACCTTTATTGCTGGTGCCGACTTGACCGGCAAGGAGAATCTGTTCGTTGAGTTGACCGGAGAGCACACCGTGGGTGTTTGNGACGACGCCACGGACGTTCCCATCGGCGTCCTGACCGACTACTACCGCGCCGCGCAGGGGCAGTCTGTGACGGTTGCCATCGGCGGCACGGTGCGCGTGAAAGCTGGCGGCGCTATCAGCGCTGGGGCTTGGGTTGGCACGGACGGCAACGGCAAGGCTGTCGCGAAGACCGCTGATGGCGACGTGGTGCGTGGCATCGCCCTGGAAGCCGCAAGCGCGGATGGCGATGTCATTGAGGTGTTCCTGGTCGGCCCGTTCACGCTCCGCGTGGCGGAATAACGGGCTAATGACGATGAAAGGCGAGGTGATGTGACATGCCGACCGCTGGTGCGCAGCATGTTGACGTTTACTTGACCAACTTCTCTCGGCAGGTTCGCAACGAGAGCTTCATCGCCGAGCGTGCTCTAACTGTCGTGCCTGTGCAGAAGGACAGCGATAAGTACGCCGTCTATGGGAACGAGCATTTGCGGGTTGCGAATGACCGGCGCGCTCCTGGTTCGCCGCCCAATGAGGTGGACTATACCGTTGGCAGCGAGAATTACTCGCTGATCGAGCATACCTTGCGCGATTCGGTGCCGGACGANGAAGTCGAGAATGCCGACTCGCCGTTCGCACCGTTTGAGGATGCGACCCTAAATGTTCAGGAGCGCATTCGGATCCGACTGGAGAAGGAAGCGGCTACGCTNTTCTTCAATCCCGCCAACTGGACCTACAAGGTCACTCTATCTGGCTCTGACCAGTGGAATGACCCAAACTCGAATCCGTTTGACGTGATCCAGGAAGCGAAGTCGTCTGTTTTGTCGAAGGCCCTGCGGAAGCCGAACATCATCATCGTCGGCCAGGAGGTTTTCGACAAACTGGCTAACCACCCGCTTATTATCGACCGCATCAAGTACACGGGTCGCGACAGCGTTACGCCGGAAATGCTTGCGCGCCTGTTTGACGTGGAGCAGTTCCTTGTCGGTTCTGCGGTCGAAAATGTGAGCCGCGAAGGCCAGCCTGACAACTTGCAGTACATTTGGGGCAAGCACTGCTTCGTCGGCTATCGNGCNNCGCGCCCGTCTCTCCGTACCGTGACGGCGGCTTCGCTGTTCCGCGGNCGNAACTANCCGCAGGTGCGCCGTTATCGCCATCCTGACCCTGGCGCTAAGGCGACCTACGTTGAGTACAGTGACAAGTGGGATATGCGGAAGATCTCGGACGGCGCGGGCTTCTTGATTGTGAACGTTGTTGCGTAAACTTGCCAGCTAACGGAGGCCGGGAGGCGGTACTGTGATTGAGGTCAAGTGGCCGGTTCGCCATAGCGGTCGCCTGTATTCTCCTGGTGAGGTAATTACCGACATTACCGTGG